ATAACAATTACGCAAATGCGTTAGTTCGCCAAGATGCGGTTTCCGTCCCAACAATAGCCAGGTGCAGGTCGTTGATTTGCAATACTATCGCCGGAATTCCGCTTCAAATGTATTCGGCCAAAACTGGAGAAGAATTACCCAACTTAGTTTGGGTAGATCAACCTGATATACGTCAGCCGCGCAGTGTAACTATTGCTTGGTTAGTAGATAGTTTAATGATGTATGGAGTTGCGTATCTTCGTGTAACTGAAGTTTATCAAGATGATAATCGACCAGCGCGATTTGAATGGATACAAAACGACCGCGTAACAGTTAAATATAATAGTTTAAATACCGAGGTCGATTATTACACTATCGATGGCGGTAATCGTTTGCCAATGTCGGGCCAAGGTTCTTTGGTTACATTCCAATCTTTAGACCAAGGTTTATTAACAAAATCTGCCAACACAATTAAAGCCGCGCTGGATGTTGAAAAAGCCGCGGCGGTAAGTGCGCAAACACCAATGGCCACGGGTTACATCCAGAACAACGGGGCAGATTTACCAGATGCGCAAGTGCAAGGCATTTTGGCAGCTTGGAAAACCGCACGCCAAAATCGTGCGACTGCATATTTGACTTCTACTCTTTCTTATACTCCGGTTTCTTTTTCGCCTAAAGAAATGTTATATAACGAGGCAAAAGCCTATTTTGCTTTAGAACTTTCGCGTGCATGTAACGTAAGTGCAGACATGGTTGATGCAGAAGTGCAAAAAAGTATGACGTATCAAAATGTCTTAGAACGGCGTAAAGAATTTATGGCTTACACCCTGGCGCCCTATATTTGCGCTATTGAGGATCGCCTAAGCATGGATGATCTATGTGCTCGCGGCACCAAGGTTCGCTTTATGGTCGATGAAACTTATCTACGTGCTGACCCGGCGGCTCGCCTTGCAGTAATAGAAAAACTTTTAACACTTGGTTTGATTACTTTAGATCAAGCGATGGAAATGGAAGATTTAACACCAATGGGAAATGAGGATACAAATGCAACTAACGTTCAGTAGTCCTATTGAAGCGGCCGATGCTGGCCGTCGTATTATTTCTGGCGTAGTAGTGCCGTTTGGTAAAGTTGGTAACACGTCAGTAGGGCCTGTTGTATTTGAGCGCGGTTCTATTGCGATCCATGACGGAACAAAAATAAAGCTACTAGCGCAACACCGCCAAGATGATCCGATAGGTCGCGCTCAATCCTTCCAGACTACGGACGAAGCAATTTATGGCCAGTTTAAAATAAGTGCTTCGCAACGTGGCACTGATTATTTGACGATGGCCGCAGAGGACCTAATTAGCGGTCTAAGTGTGGGTGTTGATGTAATTGCATCAAAGCCAGGTAAAGATGGAACCCTTTATGTGCAACAGGCCGTTTTAAAAGAGGTCAGCCTTGTCGAAAGTCCGGCTTTCTCCGATGCAATCGTAACTTCCGTAGCGGCGAGCGCTGGCGAAGATATGGTAGATAGCAAAAAAGCCGAAGCAATAAACGAAATTTTTAACGCAGTGGATAAATTAAAAACTATCCAAGATATAGCAAACGCGTTAGAAGATGAAACCCAAACCCAACCAGAAAACGAAAGTGAGGCCGCGATGACTGAAGAAACTCAAGTCCCCGAAGCCGTATTACCAGAAGCCGCGGCCGCCGATGCGGTTGAAGCTTCACGCCCAACAGTAAAAGCATCAACCCCTTATATGTCCCAAACAGTTCGCCACGGCATTACTTCTATGGGCCGTTACACCGAACACAAGATTAAAGCATCACTTGGAAATGATGAGTCGCGCCTCTGGGTATCTGCGGCAGATGATTCATTTACAACTAACCCTGCGTTTTCACCTAACCAATATCTACGCAACGTAGTTTCAAATACAAACTTCGGCCGTAGCACTATTGATGCTTGCACGAAGGCAGTTTTGCCAAGCGAAGGTATGAACGTGATAGTCCCTACGTTAGTTACTAGCGGCGGCGGCGGTAATGGTGTTGCGCCAGTAGTTACAGTAGAAGCAGAAGCAGGTGCGGTTCAAAATACAGGCATGGTTACTGAATATATGACGGCGACCGTGGCCAAATATTCAGGTATGAATACGATGAGCATTGAGCTCATTGAGCGCAGCGGACCCGCCTTTTATGACCAGCTCACACTGCAACTTCAAAGAGCGTATTTAAAGGCAACTAACCAAGCTGCTATTACTTACCTAACTGCTAATTCAACAAACGCGGCTACAACTGCGGCAACTGCGGCTGGATTAATTTCTTACGCAAGCACCGAACCAGTAGCGGCATATGCCGGAACTTCTTACTTTGCGCAAAACTACGTAGGTGGAATTTCGCACTGGTCAACACTTCTTGGCGCGACAGACACAACTGGCCGCCCAATTTTTAATGCTAACTACCCTATGAATGCTGGCGGCGTTGCATCGCCTACCGGAATCAAGGGCAACGTGCTTGGCCTTAACTTCTCGGTTGACGTTGATCTACCATCAACAACTATCGATGGTTCTGCATTCATCATTACTCCAGAAGCAGTAACAATTTTTGAATCACCAACTGCTTACATGTCCGTTAACGTCGTTTCTAACTTGCAGGTCCAGGTAGCCATTTACGGCTTCATGGCACCACTTGTAACAATGACACGCGGAGTTAGAACCTTCAACCTAACCTGATAAATAGGGCGCACCAATAGATGCCGTTACTCCCCTAGTGCCCTTGGGGAGTATCGGTCTAACTACGAAAGGAGTAAGGCATGCCGGCTACTTATGTAACTTCCGCTGAATTAAAAGCAAATCTTGGAATCGGAACTTTATATGCCGACTCAATCGTAGAAGAAGTTTGCCAAACGGCAGAAGATTTATTAAATCAATACCTTTGGTTTGACTCATATCCGGTGGTAGGCGCTGGCTTGCAAAACAATATAGCTACTTTGGTTATATCGGCGCCTCTATCATTCGTATCAGGCCAGACAATTACGGTTAGCGGATGCGGAACTATTTATAATGGATCTAAAGTAATTACATCTACTTGGCCCTTTACAAATGGATCTACTACCTTTCCATCGTTATTTAATTTTCCATATACCCCTGGCATATTTCCTTTAGGTTATTCAATTATCCAATTTGCAAAAACAAACGCAAACGATAATTACCACCAAATAGTTCCATATGGCAAAGCAATTGGAGTAGATATAAAAAGCACTGCTTACGCTTCTACGCCAGCCGTTCGCCAGGCCGCGTTGATCCTGGCATGCGAAATTTGGCAAGCTAGACAGTCCAGCCAAAATAACGGAATGGCCTTGGATGGAAGTATTAGCCCCTGGCGTATGTCGAATTCTCTAATGGCGAAAATTCGTGGGTTGATTTCCCCATATACATCGCCCCGGTCAATGGTAGGTTAGAAATGGTTGCCGTTACAGCCCTTCGCGCTACCTTGGCCGCAGCTTTAGCAAATGCGTCGGTTTGGTCCGTATTTGCATATCCACCTACTAGCGTAATTGCAAACAGTGTTTATATTCAGCCTGACGATGAATATTTTACTTTTAGCAATAACAAATACGACACCGTAGGACCAACTGCAAATTTTAAAATAGTAATGGTAGTTCCGATGTTTGATAACCAAGCAAACTTGGTAGACATAGAAGATTTTATGGTGGCAGTAGTAAATAAATTAGCAGACTCAAATCTTAACTATCGGGTAAGCAATATGGCGGCGCCAGTGGTGCTAGGACTAGAGCAGGGCCAGATGTTAAGTGCAGAGTTATCCGTTTCAATCGTTACCGAATGGAGTTAACAAATGTCAGACACAACCGCAGAAAATTTGGCTTTCTTGAAGAAGATCGGCCAATTACCAGAAACCCAAAAAATCGAACCAGCAAAGAAAGATGAGGAAAACTAAATGGCCGTATTCCTAAATGCCGCATCCGTTAAAATCGGTGCAGTAGATATTACAGATCATGTTACAAGCGCCACATTAACGCAATCCGCAGACGAATTGGAAATAACTAGTCTAGGAGATTCTAGTCGGAAATACGTGGCCGGGCTCCAAACTGGAACTTTGGATTTGGAATTTCTAAACGACTTCGCGGCGGCTAACGTATGCGCAACACTTCAAAGCGCTATCTATACAACAGTCGTAGCAAAGCTTGTGCCGGGACCAGGAACAACTATTAGCGCTACAAATCCGCTATATACAGTTTCTATTCTCATTAACAACCTAACACCAATCGCAGGTGCCGCAGGTGAGATGAGTTCAAGTTCCTTGTCCTTTACTTGCAATAGCACAATCGTTCAAACAACATCTGGAACCTGGTAATAACTAACTAAAGAAAAGGGTGCAAAATGGCAAGGATAAAAATCTATAAAACAGATGGCAAGGTTATTGATCAAAAGATAACCCCTAGCATCGAGTATGCGTTTGAACTATGGAAGGGCATGGGGTTCGCTAAGGCGTTCACCACAGAGCAGAAGCAGACGGATGTTTTTTGGCTTGCCTGGGAAGCTTGTCGCCGGAATCCAGAATGGGGCACCATTAAAACTTTCGGCGCCGAGTTCATCGATACTTTAGAAAAAGTAGAGATAGTAGACGATGAAGCCCCAAACGAATAGAGCGTAATTCCGTAACTTATCTAATTGCCGCCCTGGCAGTAGAAACCGGAATTGCGCCAAATGATTTACTTGCATTAGATCGAAGAATGATAGATGCGATGCTTATGGT